TCACAGTTCGGCGCTACCGATCAGTCCGTGTGCCCGCAGCGCATCGAGGATCCCCGCGATGGCAGTGCGCGCCTGTTCATCGACGATAGCACCGCCAGTGGGCGTGGCAACAGCCTCGCCCCGCGCGCCGATCACTTGTACCCCATCGACCTCGACCCGGCTGGCCGAAATCACCCCGATCTGCCACCCCGTGCCCGCGCGATAACGTACCGGCTGGGCAAGCGATTCGGCCCACACCGCCGTGCCGGGTCGCGGCACCGCAAATCGCCATCCGCCATCGGTCCAGCACGCGATTTCATTGGCGTGCCCCGCCCATTCGCCGCTCGGCGCGGTGCCCACGATCCATGCCTGTCCGGGCTCGGGCGCTGCAGGCGGCGCGTCGATGCCCACCGCCTCAACCTCTGGGTGCAGCAGCACGTCGATCCCGGCGACTGCCTCATTGTGGAACATTTCCTTCTGCGCCTGCCCGGCATGCAGCAGCGGCAGCGCGAATCGGGTGGTTGTGGTCATGGGGTCACTCCATCGCTTCGAGAATCAGGGTGGCGGGCGGCGACAGGCCATGGTCGCCCGCCTGACGCACTTCGACGATCGCGGCGTCCCCGCCCATCAGCAGCCATTCGGAAGAGTCGGTCATCGCGACGACATCGGGCTGACCCGCGACCGCGACCCGCAGTTGATAGCGTTCGACGCTCTCGCCCAGCGGCGAATCGGTGCCATCGCTCCAGCGCCACCCGACCCGGCTGCGTCGCGTCCACTGCAGCGCCCGCCCACCCGCAACGGGCTTGGCATGCAGCGCGACCGGCGCGGGCGGCGTCGCCGAGCGTCCGGTCACCGGCACGACAACCTCGACCGCTTCGGAATCACCCACGCCCGTAGCCATCACCGTCAAGCGCGCGCCCACCGCGCCGCGCCCATCGTGCACCGCCAATGCTTCGGGCGTGACGAGGACAAATCGGTCGCCCGACACCATCGCCCCGATGGCATGCTCGGTCCCCCGCCGCCCGCGCCACAGCTGGCTCAGCGCCCAACGCCCGCCGCCCAGCGGCTCGGCCCGCCCGAACTGGATCAGCTCGTCCCCGACCAACGCCAGATTAGTTCCCGCATCCAGCACATCCAGCGACGCGTCGGCCAGCTCCATCTCGACATGGGCCAAGTCGATGACCAGTCGCGATATGCGGTCCTCGATCAGCGCGCTGGCCGAATCCGCGCGCGTCACCACCGTTCCGATCACCGCGGGTGCCGCCGTTCCGCCGATCGCCTCCCATCGCCCGCCATCATCGCTGCTCAGCGCCAATGCCGCCCTGCGCCAGCCGGGCGACGTGCCGCACGCCGCAATCAACAGCCTTGGGCTGCTCAACGCTCCCTCGCCGACATGCGGAATTTCAAAGCCGTGCAAGCGGGTCGCGCCATGGATCCGGTCGGGTGCCGGAGTGACCCGCCCGGGGCTGGCAGACGCCGACACGCCCGGGGGAGCGATCGGCGTCAGCACCAGCGCGACATCCCCCGCCTCGATCCGCGTCTCGAGCACGCGCCATTGGCCCGTCTCACCGGCCAGCGCGACCCGCGCGCCGGGTGCGATATCGATTGCCGACCAGCCGGGGCGCACCACGCGCTGCGTCCGCGCCAGCTCCGCGCGCACCAGTTCAGCCTGCGCGATCCCCTTGGCGGTGGCAGCGGACAGCGCTGCGGGCAGTTCGATCCGCCGCTCGCGATCCTGCCCCTGCGGCTCGGTCGCGATCTGCACCCCGGCCTGATAGTCGCGGGCCGGGTCATAATGGCTGATCGCCACCCGGCGCGGCACCTGATCGGGTGCCGCAATCGTCCGTTCGATCCCCCGCCCGCTCGCGCCGGGGTCCGCGATCGTCGCGGCGCTGCCTCCCCCGCTCGCCAAGATAAAGCCATCGCCGACCACCACCGGCCAGGCGGCGCTCGCCTCGATCAGCGGCGCGATCGCTCCGCGCACGCTCTCGCCATAGCCCGAATAGCCCCCGACCGGCAGCGCCGCCTCACCAGCAGCAACCACGCCGCCCGACAGCGCCGCGACGATCGCTCCCGCCGTCACCACCCCCGGATCGGCCACCACCTCAAAACTCAGCGTGGGAATGCGATTGCCGAATTCCTCCAGCTCCAAATTTTCGAACACCGCATAGGCAATGCCGCGATGCGCCGGCGCCAGTCCCACGCCCTCAGCCGAAGCGATCAGCGGATCGACCGCCTGATCCTCGCCGCCAAGGTGCAACCGGAACCCGGTCCGAACCTTCCAGTCACCCGCAGCCCCACGCAGCAACTTGCCGTCCGCCCAGATCCGCCCGACCGACAGGATCGGTCGCGCCGACAGCGCCACGGCAAAGGACGCGGTATAGCTGTAGCTGGTCACCGTCGGCCGCCCCTTGCCGCCCTCGCGCTGGCGATGCTCGACCAGGTCGGTCGCCCAGATCACCGTCCCCGCGACCCGCAATGTCCCGAAAATCCGGGGCACCGGCGTGCCGTAACTCGATGTCTGCAGCGCCAGTTCGGTCAGCCGCGGCCCCTCGCGCCCCTTGGGCTTGAACAGCAGCTCGCGATCGACCGCCTGACCGGCAAGGCTGCCCAGCATTGCCCCGACCGGACCGCCGAACAGGCCGCCGACGGTCATCAGCACCAATGTCGCCATGTCAGTTCTCCTTGCACCGCCAGCGCGCCAGCTCGGGCCACGGCGGCACGCCCGGCCGCTCGACCACGCGGCGCAACGCCGCATCGGCGTGGATCACACCATCATCGCTCGCGATGGCGAGATGCAGCTGCCCTGCGCCCGCAGCGAACAGCACCAGATCGCCCGGTCGCGCATCGTCGACACGCGCCAGACCCGCCGCCCCCGCCGCGTCGCACACCTGCGCAACACTCCCGCCGCGCAGCGCATATCCACGCGGCACGGCAATCCCATGGGCAAGCCCCGCCAGCCCGACGCAATCCAGCCCATGCGCCACGCAGCGTCCATGCAGCCGGAACCGCGCGCCGATCGCGCCCCGCGCCCGCTCCAGCGGACTCATCCCCCCGGGTAGCGGGTCAGCAGATCCACCCCGGGCAGATACGGCTCGCCCCGGAAATTCGCCGCATTGCCGAACCGCCCCGCGCATGTCGCGATGCTCTTGTCGCATCCCTCTCTCACCTCCACCAAAGCACCAACGGCATCGAAGCGCGGTGCCCGCCGCAGCGTCACGAAATCCCCGGCCGACGCCGCGATCGCATCGCTCAGCCCGCTATTCGCCCCGCCGAACCAGCGCAGCCGCCCGCCAGCCCATCCACCCGCCACCGGCTCGGGCAGATCCAGTGTCAGCACCGCCCCCTCGGCGGCAATCACCCGCGCAAAGCGCCGCCGCCCCGCCATCGCCACCCGGCACCGTGCGTCACCCAGCTCGGCGCGGCACTCAGGCGACGTCATCTCGACCACCGGCGCATCCAGCGCCGCCGCCGCGCCGCGCAGCTCGGCGGTCAGCGCGCCATCACGCGTCTCGACCGCCCCGATTGTCCCGCTGCCCAGCGCGACGACCTCGCCAGGCGCCGTCCAATCGACCGCAAACAGGCTGATCCTCGCCCCGTCCCAGCGCCCGGCGAGCAGATCGCCTTCACTGATCGCCGCGCCGGTCAGCGCCCCGGTCACATCCATGCTGTCGGCATCCAGCCCCGCTCCGCGCCGGATCGCCGACGGCGTCATCCCCGGCGCCGCACGATAATGGAACCCATCCACCTCCAGGTCGCGATCATGCGCCGTCAGCCCAATCGCCACCCCATCCCGCCGCTCGATCCGCCAGCAATAGGCGATCGTGGCGAGCGGCTCGTCCAGCCAGTTCATCAGCTTCTTCCTTGAACTTGCGCAGAAGCAATGCGGGCTGCAGACTGAACCGATGTCCAGCTGGCTCCGCTGCTTGTCCGTGATTGCACTGTTGGTCGCGCCGCCCGCAGATGCGTGCTCAATGGGGCCTATCCGTTCCGAAACCGGCGCGCTCGACTATGCGCGACAGTCCTACGGTCTCGCCGCGCTCGTCGTGGACGCCGAGGTCGAGGCTCCGATGCACCTTGGCGACGATCGGAAAGCGGGCCTGCTCCCTGTTGCCAGCCTCAAGGTTCTTCGGGTTCTCAAGCCCGGCGGACCGGGCATCGTCGAAGGCTCGACTATCTCCGTCGCCTATCTCGACTCCTGTTCGATCGCGTTCACCCGCGTGGGTCAGCGCGTCCGCGTACTGCTTGGCGGCGGGGCGCCGATCTTTTTGGCCGATTCGGGGACGAATGGCGCCGCGATCTGGGACAAGAAGCTTGGCGAGATCTTCGATCGCGAGATCGATCGTCTCGCCGGTGTACCCCGACCCGCAGGCTTGACTCCGCTAGGAGCCGAGTAGCCTCACTAACCCTCGCGAACCTCGACCAACGGCACACTCGGCGCCGCCCCCGCCATGAACGTCGCCCGGTTCACACTCAACGAATCCTCCGCGAACCGCACCGGCACATCGAACCGGAACCCCGCCGTCACCACCGCCCCCACGCCGGGAGGTTCGTCCAGCACGACCACGCCCCCGGCATCCACCGCGAACCCCGCCGTCTCGACCCCATCGACCGCGACCCGCACGCTCCCCGCCACCGGCCGGGTGATCCGCCGCGCGACATCGCCATAACCTTTGACCAGCGCAAACGCCTGCTGCGCGCCATCCCCGGTCCCGATCACCTGATCGAGCGGACCCGGCGCACCCTCATCGTTCGAGCAATCATCGAACGGATCGCGCAGCCGGAATCCCCGCGCCGGCCCCATCCGAGCCCGATAAAACCCCAGCAGCGCCCGGATATCCGCCTCGCTCCGCACCCCCGGCCCGACATCATATCGCGTCCGTGCCTGCGCCCAGGCGGCGTTGCGCGCCTCATGCCCGCCCGCGCTGGTCAAGATCGCGGTCGAAACCTCCGGTGCCACCTCCGCCTCGCGCCCCAGCGCGATCGGGAACAGCACATCATCGAACGCCTGCATGTCTTCCTCCTGGTCGAAGGTCACAAACCCATCGCGGATCACCTGCGGCAACGCCCAGATAAAGGTCGCCGCCACCCCCCGCGCACGCGCCGCGTCCGCCGCCGCGGCAATCCCGCGCCACTGCTTCGCATCCTCCGGGTTCAGCACGAATCCCGCGAAATAATGCTGCTTCTCCACCGGATAGCCCAGCCGCGCCTCCGCCAGCGCCACGCCCCGCGCGCTCGCCACGGCATTGCCCGCCGCCGCCCAGTCATAATCCTCCAGCTGCAGCACATCGAACGCCGGATACGCCCAACCGACCGGCAAATTCGCCCGAATCGCCTCCGGCGCGTCCCGGTCCAGCACAGTGGGCAGATAGGCCAGCAGCAACAGCTCGGCCTCCGCAGCCACCTCACGCACCGCCGCCCCCAGCGCCGCCGTCGATGCCGCCAGCACCGCCCCCGCCGCGTCGAGCACATCGATGTCGGGATCCCCCCGCACATTCTGCTCCGCCGGATCACCCAAAGCCGCCCGCGCCGCATCGTCATGGATGCACAGCCGCCCGTCCGGCATCACCCACCACCACGGCTCGCCGACCTGAAACTTGACCGCCAGTCCCGCATCCTGCGCGATCCCGACAAACGCCACCGCCACCGCCTGGAGATACGCCATTGCCCCGGCATGCGCGGGGGACAACAGGGTCGAAGGCGGTTCCCACCCGGTCAGCGCAGGCGCCCCATCCGCCGCCCGCTGCTTCCAGTCGCCCCAGCAATGCGCGTCGAACAGCTCATAGGACAGCGACCAGATCACCCCGAACCCCAGCGCCCGCGCCCGCGCCGCGAAATCCGCATGCCAGGCGACACACGGCGCATTCAGCGCCCCAGCGCTCAGGCTGGCAAAATAGCCCCCCGATGCCGCTTCGAGCCGGAAATAATGGCTCATCCCGACATAATGGACGATGTCCCCGCGATACCCCAGTTGCAGCGCATTGCGCAGCAGCCGCGCCGGGGTGACATGATAGCTGTCGTCATAGCCCGAACAGATCGACAGCCCATGTTCGGGCACCACCACATCCCCAATCGCCAGCACCGCTCCCGGCCCCGCGACCGCAATCTCCGACAGTTCGACCCACCCCTCGACCGGCACCGCCAGCGCCGCGTCATCACCGGTATACCCCGGCGCCACCAGGCTCACGAACATCCGGTCAACGTCGCCCGCCCAAACCGGATCACCCTCGTCCGGCAGCACGAACCCGCCCGCAAGGCTGCCAAAGTCGAGGCTGACGACGCAATCCTCCGGCGCCCCCTCGGCATAATTCCACAGTCGCACATACCAGGCGCGCGGTACCCCCGCCGCATCGCGCCCCTCGATCGTCAGCACCGGTCCATTGACCGCATCCAGCGGCATTACGCCGCCCGACCGCCACCGAAAGCGCAACCGGCACACGCGATAATCCCGGCTCGTCTCGTAGGACAGCAGCGGGTGGTCATGCCGATCCACGCTCTCCCAGATCAGCCCCGCCAGATCGTCCTGTCGGTAAAACACCGCATCGACCCGCAATGCATCCGGCGCAGTGGTCACCACACTCGCCATCATCGGCCGCGGAAAATTGACCGTCCAATAGGCCGGGTCAAAGCGCGAGATCACCCCCGCCGTCTGCACCGTCCGCTCGGACGCCAGCCAATAGCCCATCAGTCCACTCCCGCCAGCGCCGCCTTCACCGCCCGCGCTACCTGCCGCCCCGATTGCCGCAGCGCGCCCGCCGCCTCGCCACCCCCCGGAGCATGAATCGTGATCGCCACTCGCACATCACGCCCGCCACCCTGAACCGGCGCCTCGACCCGCCCGCTGCTCGTCGGCACGAACAGCTCCGGTCCGCGCTCACCCACGATATAGCCCCGCCCCGGTGCCACCGGCCCACCGGTCGCGCGGCCCGGCAGTCCGAACAGCCCGCCAATCGCCCCGGCAATCCCGCCGCTGCCAAAGATCGCGGCCATCCCCCCGCGCACCGCCTCCGCCGCGATCTCGGCCAGCACCTGCGACGCAACCCGCTTCAGATCCTCGAAGCCCAATTTGCCGGTCCGCACCGCACGCAACAGCGCGGTCTCGACCGCGCGCCCCGCGCGATCCGCCCCGGCCTGCAACGGCCCGTCGATCGCCGCGCGCATTTCGGCAACATCGCGGGCAAAACCCTGCGTGTCGGCGCGCACCCGCACCATCATCTGGTCGATCTCGTCATCCATCGGGAAACGCCTCCATCAGCTGTGCGATCGTGTCGCGATCGGGCGGCGCGACGACATCGCCAGCCACCGCCCGCACCAGCGCCACCAGTTCCTCCGGCGTCGCCGCCCAGAACAGCTCCGGCGTCCAGCCGAACGCCACCCCCGCCTGCCCCGCCAGCCGCGCGGCGCGCTCCGCGAACCTCACCGCCCGGCCAGAATCTGCCCGATCAGCACGCGCAGTGCCGGGGTCGCCGCGGCCAGTCCGCCCGCCGCAACCCCCTCACCAAATGCTTCACGGGTCAGCCCCTCGGGCCGCTCCTTCAGGCAGTGCCAGAACAGCGCGACCATCTCGCCCAGCCCCAGCCGCCCCTCAGCCGCCCGCTCCACGAGCGCAAACAGCGGCCCCAACTCCTGCTCGGCGGCAACCAGCGCCGAAAACGAAGGCCGCAGCACCAGCTCCACACCGGCGACCCGCACCGCCGCCTCGCCGCGCGCGGGATTCGCACTCATGCCGACACCACCGGCCCAGAACTCTCCAGGTTCAGCGTGTAGCTCCGCTCCCCGTTGAAATCCCCGGCATAGTCCAGCCGCGTGACCAGGAACCGCCCGGTCATCGTCTCGCCGCTCTCGAAGCTCAGCCGGTAATCGTCGATCACCCCGCTCAGCGCATTGCTTCGGACGCGCGTCTCCGCCGCGCTACCCGTGAACACCCCCGCCGCCGACACGCTGACCGATCGCACCCCGGCGCCCGACAGCAATTCGCGCCACGCGCCCGAGTCCTTCGACGTGATCGCCACGGCCTCGCCATTGACGCTCAGCTGCGTCGTGCGCAGCCCCGCCACCGTCGCATAGGCGACCGGCGACCCGCCATCGCCCACCTTCAACAGGAACGCGCTTCCCTTCTCCACCGCCATGTCCGTATCTCCTTGGTTTGGCGGCACCGGCCCGCTCCCCACCCGGCCACCCAGCGGCAGCATCCTATGGGTGGCCGGGGGGAGCGGGCCGGTGCCGGTTCAATCAGCTTTCAACATCCGCAGCCGCCACTCGCTCGTCGCGATCCAGCGCCCCTCGCCCTTGCGTTCGATCCGCCCGCGCAGCAGCACCCGGCTCGCCAGCTGCCAGCCGTCGCCTAAGGCACGCGGCAGTCCCGCCATCGCCACCTCGACCTCGCCCACCAGTCGCCGCAGCCGCGCCGGGCTCTCGCCGGCATCGTGCAGGCTCACGACGACCCGCGCCTCGCGCCCGGCCATGTCCTTGGTCCCCCAGTCGGACAGCTGCGCCTCGCCAATCACCGCATGCGGCGTCGCCGCGCGCACCGGCGGCGCATGGAACACCGCGGCCAGCCCCTCGGCGAGCGGCGCATGCGCGCTCAGCGCGGCGCGGATCGCTTCGGCCAGCACCACCGCCGCGCTCATCGCACCGCCCCCGCGCCCAGCCGCATCACCCGCCACGGTCGCCACAGCGCCGTCACCGCCGCCGGCGGCACGCCCTCACCATCCATCCGCAGATGCGCCGCCAGTCGCAGGATGCCATGCCGCACCGGCTCGGGCACCGCATTCCAGTCCGCCGCGCTCCCCGCCACATAGGTAACAGCGATCCGTCCGACGGACGCACAGCGCACCCACCCCCGCCCCGCCGCATCGATATCGATTCCATAAACCTCGGGAGCGAGCGCAACTCCGCTCCCATCCCCCGAAAGCGCGAGAACCGCCGTCACCGCCCGCACCGGAGCAACACTCAGCGCCTGCCACGCGCCCCCCGCCGCCAGCGTCTCGCGCAATGTCCGCTCCAGCAACGGCGCCCCGATAAATCCCTCGCACAGCTCGGTCGCCACGCGCAGCTGCGCCGCCAGCTCGGCATCGCCATCCACGCCCTCGATCCGCAGGAACGCGCGCAGCTCCGCCAGCGCGACCGGGGCCGCCTCGGGCGGCACGATCGTCTCGACCATCACCGCCGCTCCACCCGCACGTCGAGCGAGCGCGCATCGCGCCGCCCGTCGCTCCACATCACCTTGTTGGTCAGGCGGTAGACGATCCCCGGCCGCCCGCCCTCGACCGTCGCGGCACAGCGCGCCCCGCTCACCGCCTCGGCCACCACCGCCAGCCCGTCGTCATGCAACGGCTCGACCGTCCAGCTACTGGCGCTCAGTCCCGCCGCGCCGGCAATCGCCGCCCAGTCGATCGCATAGTCCAGCGCCGCCGCCGGATCCTTCAGGAAGATGCCCATCGCTCGCCCCCTTCTCCCAAGAAAAAAGGGGCGGCCCCGCAGGACCGCCCCTTACCTTCGTCGCCATTGCAGCGGTTCAGCCCACGCGGACGGCGCCTCCACGCGACCGCGCGACCGCATCCGCCGAAGCAGCGCCCACATGCACCAGATCGGCCCCGCGCAAGGCGTGATCCAGCCGGTCGCGATCCCCCGCCACCGCCGCGTCACGCCCAGAGCCCGCCAACATCCCGCGCCGGTCCAGCGCCGCCAGCCCGATCGCCGCAAACGGCACGACAAAATCGGCCCCGATCGCAACCGACCGCAGCCGCCTCCCCGCAATCGACCTTGCGGCGACGGGCGCGCGCGCGATCACGCGCCCGCTCCCCGACCGCTTACCATGCCGTCATGATCCGCCAGTCGGTGCCATCGCTGACCACGACACCATCATTGGTCCCGCCACCCGCAGCAACGCTGCCCGAAGTGGTGGCATTGAGGTCGGTCACATAATGCAACGCCCCCGCTCCCGCGCTCGCTGCCGACCCCGCGCCCGACACCGTCGCACTCGGCAGCTTAGGGGCCTTCATGAACTGCGTCTGCAGCGTCGTGAAGTTGATCCGCAGCGCATCGGAAATATCCGCGCCCTGCACGCTCTGGCCGATCGTGAAATCGCCATTGGTCTTGAGTCGCAGGCCCCAGCGATGGAAATTCGCCTCGTTGAAAAAGTCGAGATACAGGTTGCCATTGCCCTGGATCCGCCCACCCGCGACGCCGCTCGCATGGGTGTTGCGCAGCTTGAACCCCTCGAACCGCGTCGACGCCGAAATCTCGGTCTCAAACCCGGTCACCGACCCCGTCACCGCATTGGTGTTGAGGTAGATCATCCGCGCGCCATTGGTGAAGCCTGACGTGCCGACCAGCGACAACAGCGACTGGATGCCCAGCGGATTGGTCCCGACATTCCCCGCCGAGAGGTAGATGTCGCGATCGAACGTATAGCCATTGCCCGAATTGACATAGGGCAGGTTGATCTGCGCATTCCCCGCCGCATTGGTCTGGGTCAGCCACGGCGCGTTGTTGCCCGTTCGGTTGATCCGCACCTGATTGGACAGGGTGATCGGCTTGGTATCGCCCGACGCGCCATTCCACCCAAAGGTGACGTGCGAATTCCGATAGCCGTCAGCAAACGCGTAGTAAGCCGCCTGAAAACTGGTGTCGGAATCATAGCCCCAATCGCCCTCGTCGAACGGCGCGTAGATGCTGATCGGGCGATATTCGGACCCACCCGTCCCCGTGGTGTGCATCGCGTGATGGAACTCGGACCCATCGACCCACTCACCCGACTTGGCCGGATTCCGGCTCGGCTTCTTGAACCGGCTCTCGATCCGGATCGACGGCCCGCCCATCGTGGTGTTGATCGGCGTGAAGCTGGTATTGAGGTTCCAGCTCAGCCCGAACACATTGTTGGTATATTCCGGCTGCCCCGGATACTGGCTGTCCGCCGGATATGGGCCGTAGGTGAAGTTGAGCCCAAACTGGATCGTCGACGGCATGCCGTCTTCATCGCGCGAAGGCGAATCGTAGATGATTCCCTCCTGCGACCAGCCCGAATTGATATCGGGCGGTGTCTCAGCCTCGATGGTGTAGACCGGCGCTGACAGGCCGTTCACCCCGGTGATCTCGTCCAGGAAATCGGTCACGGTCAGGCTCTCATTGCCCGGGATCGCCTGCCACGCGGCGAACACGTCGTGCGCCTGCACCGTCTCATAGAATTGCGCCGCAACCGTCAGCGAAATCGACTTGGTGCCGACCGGCAGGTCGATCGCGCTGGTCCCGTCCGACGACACGATCGGATCGCGCTCGATCGTCCCGCTGGTAAAGGTGCCGATCCCCACCTCGAACATGCTCGCATCCGCCGGCGCGCCGTCGATCGCGTAATAGAATTGGTCGCCCTCGCTCAGCACCGATGCAAAGCTCCTCGACCCGGTCACCGCACCCCCCGGCGTGATCGCGCCGGTCCCCGTAGTCGTCGTCGTTTCCTCGACCAAATCTGCGTAAATCAGCTCTGCCATCTGTCTGCTCCTGCGGAGAAAATGTCGGAACCGGCCGGGGCGCCCGCACCGCCCCGGCCCGACTGTATCAGTTGTGCAACGAACGGCAGAATCGCGATGGCTTTCGCCCCGCTAACCCTGCCGCCCGCTCCGCTGCTGCTTAGGAAGCAGCGAATTTGAGGAGCTTGATCGCCTCGCTGTTGGTCACCGCCCCGCCGACCCGCTTGGTGGCATAGAAGTGCACGAACGGCTTGTTGCTGTAGGGATCGCGCAGGATCTGCGTCTCGCCACGCTCGGCGATCAGATACCCCGCCTTGAAATTGCCGAACGCGATCGACAGCGAATTGGCCGCGATGTCGGGCATGTCCTCGGCCTCAACCACCGGATAGCCCAGCAGGCTCGCCGGCTGTCCCGCGCTCAGCGACGGCTGCCACAGCAACGCCCCGTCACTCGTCTTGAACTTGCGGATGCGCGCGAGCGTCGCCGAATTCATGCACCACACCGCGCCCTGCCGGTATGGCGGCCGCAGCGCCTGAACCAGGTCGATCAGCGTCTCTTCGGGATCGGCCGCAAACGCGCCCGCCGCGCCCGACAGCACATGCTGCAGCGTGCCGAACGCCCGAACGTCATCGCCCGTCGCTGCGGTAGCGTAGGTCAGGAACCCCTTGGGCTTGTTGGTGCCATTGCCGCTGACGAACGCCGCCCCCTCGGCCCGCGCAAATTCCCGCGCAATCTCGTCGGCCAGCCACGCTTCGACGTCGAAGGCGGCATCGTCCAGCATCGCCTGGCTCGCCGCCGGATTGGCGAACAGATCGCCCATCGGCGGGGCGATCTCGTTGAACACCGGCGTGTCAGTCTCGTCGCGCGCCGCCGTCTCGCTTGCCCAGCCGGATTCGGTCCCGCCCGAAGCGACCAGCTTGCGATACCCCGCGCTGCCCACCGTAACGACATTGGCGATGGCACGGATCGGCGAGATGCTCGCCAGCGTCGCATCGACCAGCGCGTCGATCTCGCGCGGCACGGCATAGCCGCCCTCCGCCCCGCTCGCCCCGGACAGCGCCTTCATCTCCAGCGCGCCGCTGCCGCTGCGCAAAAACCCCTCAAACGCCGCGCCCGCAACGCTGCGCGCGCCACTCAACATCGGCCGCGCCACCGGCACCCCAGCCGCTTCCACCGCCTCGAACGATTGTTCAAGGACATCCGCCTTCGTTTCCATAGTCTTCTCCCACGTGAAAATCCTCCCCGGAACGGGGAGGGGGACCGCGCCCGAAGGGCGTGGTGGAGGGGGCCCGCCACACGCGAACCCCATCGTCTCAGAAAATCAGCACACAGCGCTTCTCACGCGCCGCCACGCGGGCCCATCCGCGACCCTGCTTCGTTAGGACCGCGACACACCGTCACTCCGGGAATTCCAAATGTCCAAACGATCGAACAGAAGCTGGATGAACGCCGGGTTCGACGCGTGGTCGCTCGGCTGGGAATCCGCCGCCGTAATGGGGCTACGCGCGGTAAAGATCGCGCAGGGCGGCCCCGAAGCGCAACGCGAGGCCGAACGCATGATCTCCGAAAAGCTGACCGCGGCGTACGAGCTGCAACTCGCCATGATGACAGGTACCATGGGCATGAGCCCAGCAACCACCACCCGCAAGGCACTCGCCCACTACCGCCGCAAAGTCCGCGCCAACGCCCGCCGCCTCAGCTAACCGCCAGTGCCTCAACCGCATGCACCCGCGCATGCGGCTGCATCGGCCGCGCCACCAGGCTCACCTCGCACAGCTCGAGCTGCTCGATCTCCCGCCACCGCCCCTGCAGCGCCTTGACCGTGCGGTACCCAAAGCTCAGCCCATTGACCGCGCCCTTCGCTATCAGTGCCGCCAACTCGGGCGCGTCGACCCGCCCGGTCACCCGCAACCCCCGCGCATCCTCGCCAATCGCCTCAATCACGCCGACGGGATCCCCGCGATGCTGCCACAACAACGGCACCCGCCGCACCGCGCCGAACGCACCGCGCCGGATGACATCGCCTCCGCGGTCCGGCGCATCGAACACTGCAGCGTAACCCGCGAACCGGATCACTTCCCCACGCCCCAAAACCCCAGCTTCACCGCCAGCCCCACCACGACCAGCGCCAGCAGCATCCGCACGACCCACCCCGCGACCGCCTTGATCGCCGACCGCTTCGCGTCGCGCCATGCCTCCAGCAATTCGCGCAGCTCGCCCATGTCCTTGCCCGCATGCGGATCGTCGAGCCCCAGCCGCGCCAGCGCCCGGCTCGCGCCCAGCTCGCCCGCCTCCTCCGCAACCGCGCGCAACGTCGCCATGTCCGCGCCCTCGGCGGACCCTTGCGCGATCAGCTGCGCCAACAGCTTACCGTCCACCGGCGCGCTCACGCCCCAATCCCCAGCATCGCGCGCTTCTCAGTATCCGACAGGAACTCCGCCCCGCTGACGCTGCGCCACAGCCGCTCGCGGTCCTCGGCCATCGCCGGCACCTTGTCGACCACAACCCACAGCCGCGCCTCCGGGAACCACGGCGACAGCCCCTGCGCCAGCTCGGTCAGGATCTTGTCCGCCAGCGGCAGAATCGTCATCCGCCACACCGCCTTGTTCGCCTCGCGATAGTTCGCATAGCTGTTGTCGCCGGGCAGGCCGATCAGCATCGGCGGCACCCCGAATGCCAGCGCGATCTCACGCGCCGCCGCCGCCTTCAGCCCCACAAAGTCCATGTCCGCCGGCGACAGGCTCATCGCCTGCCATTTGAGCCCGCCCTCCAGCAGCATCGGCCGTCCGGCATTCGCCGCACCCGCGAAGCCCGCCTCCATCTCGCCCTTCAGCCGGTCGAACTGCGCCGGCGACAACGCACTCCCGTCCCCCGGCTCGTACACCAACGCTCCCGAAGGCCGCGCCGCATTGTCGAGCAATGCCTTGTTCCACCGCGTCGCCGCATTGTGGATCGCGATCGCCCCCGACGCCGCGCCCAGGCACCCCAGCCCATAATGGTCGTCGACCGGGTTGAACGCCTTGAGATGCACGACCTGCGGCCGCCCCGCCGCATCCTCCGCCGCGATCGTCGTGACGCTCCCGCCGACGCGATAGCGATAGCCGACCGGCCACCCCCCGGCGTCGGTCTCGACGCTCACCCGCTCGGGCCGCAGCGCGAACAGCTCAGCGACGCCCCCCGCGCTCGTCCCCAGCAGCTGCACATAGGCATTGCCATGCAGCAACAGATGCGCCGCCAGCGTCGCCCCCAATTCCTGCCCCTGGCTCCGCGCGGTCACCAGCTTGAGCAACGCCGCATCGCTGGCCTCAACCGGCGCGCCCGCCACCCCCTCGGCAACGATCTTCACCGCCCGCTGCGCCACCGGATTGGCGGCATAGCCGGCCCGCACCTGCGCCTCATAACTCTGCGGCCACTCACCCAGCACCGCGCCCGCGCCTTGCCCACGCGCCAACACCGGACGCGAACCCTCGCGCCCGGACTTCCGCCCGAACCATTTCATGCGTTTTCTCCTTTGATCGCCTCACGGCGATGGGGCGGCACCAGCCCGCTCCCCCACCCGGCCACCCATAGAATACACTGTCGTTGGGTGGCCGGGCGGGGGAGCGGGCTGGTGCCGCATGCGCGTCAGCGCATCAAACAAACTCGGGAGGGTGCGCGCGTCTGCGCGCTTCAAAGACTCGTCAGCGCTTAGTACCGAACCAGATCACGTGCCGCGGACCTTTCCCGTTGGAACGCGCCCGCACCTGAACCTCTTCAACCGCGAACCCCGCATCGCGCATCCGCCGCGTAAAGGCCGGGTCCGGTCCCGCCGACCACACCGCCAGCACCCCGCCCGGCGCCAGCGCCGCCCGCGCCTTCTCCAGCCCGCGCATCGTGTACAGCCCGTTATTCGCGTCGCGCGTCAGCCCGTCCGGCCCATTGTCGACATCCAGCAGGATCGCATCCCACGCGCCCCGCTTCCGCGCGATCTCCGCCCCGACATCGCCCATCACCAGCTGCGAGCGCGGATCGTCCAGGCACCCGTCGGCCAGTTCCGCCATCGGCCCGCGCGCCCATTCGATGATGCCCGGCACCAGCTCGACCACGCACGCCCACCCCTTCGGCCCCAGCCGCCTGAGCGCCGCGCGCAGCGTAAACCCCATGCCATAGCCGCCGATCAACAGCCGCGCATTGGCTGGATCGCTGAGCCGGTCCAGCGTCATCTCCGCCAGCGCCTCTTCCGATCCGCTCATCCGGCTCGACATCAGTTCGTTGCGCTCGAGCATGATGATGAAGTCACGCCCATGCCGCACCAGCCGCAACGGCTCCCCGCCCGGCACCTCGGCCACACCGATCAGCTCTCTCGGGGTCATCTCAACTCCACGTAAAACTCAAAACACTCTCGCCTTCCAACAAACCCGAGGCGCTAAACCGCCGCTCCGCAATCCGCCCGCGCCCCAAATGATCCACCGTCACCACGGTGCTGCACCGCGTCCCATAGACCGGGTTGCGGATGAACACCGGCGAATCCACCGGCTCATACGGGTCAGGCTCATAGCGCTCCGCCGCCCCCGCCGGCCGCTCATCGGCCAGCACCGCGAACAGCGGTTCCAGCGCCGAACTCCCCGCCTCCAGCCAGGCGCGCAGCCCCATCTGCACCCGGATCGTCTTGGGCCACAGCGTATCGAACAACCCGTTCGACAGCCCATGCATCCCCGCGCTCAACGGCCGCCGCACCGGATCGGGCCGGTTGGACAGATAGAGCGGCCCGTCGCGATCCACCGCAATCAGGTTGAACGGATTGTACGCGTTCAGATCCTCCGGCTCATGCCCCGCAAGCATATCGGTCACCAGTTCCCCGCGCGACAGCTTGCCCGGATCAGCAACCTCGCCCCGCACATTGGTCACCGCCGCCAGCCTTCCAGCCTCATTCACCGCCAGCCAGGTCCCCCCGGCCTCCAGATCGCGCCCGCCAATGACAGGCCCCCGCGCCATCCAGCGCGCCAACGGCGCCGTCGCCCGCGCATGCCGCTCGTCACGGTTCCCCGCAGCGACCAACACCCAATTGGGATGCATCCCCCACGCCAACGCCAGCACGCACATGCGCGGAGGCTTAGCGGGGGTGACGGTCGACAGCTAGGGCGTATCGACATCGCCAATCACGCCCCGAAAAGAAGTGGCAATACGCGTCGGGCGGTAAGCAACCCATTGTGGAGATATGCCTTGTGGGCATAGGCTCCGAAAATGCTCAGGGTCGCCGCGCTCCTATTACTTGCTCTGGCGACCCCCGCCCACGCACTGTGCACCAGTGCCACGCTCACCCAGGACTATCGTCAGGCCGATCTGGTAGTGCGGGTGATCGTCACTGCAGAAACACGCGCGGCCGACGACGAGGCGGGCATCGCGTTTCGCAAGCGCTGGGGTGACTATTCCCCCGTCACGCTCCACCGGCTCCGCATCGTTGAGGTTTTCAAGGGCAGGCCCGGGCCGTCGGTCAATCTGTTCGAGACCGTCGACAGCGGTCGCTTTGGCGTCGATCTTGGGAGCGAGTATCTGATGTTTCTCTCCTATTATCCGCCCGCAAAATCCAGACCCACAGCGGCGCAGGGCGCAACATTTGTCAGGCACACCTGCGGACAAACGAAGGATTGGAAACAAGTCTCGCGATCCGAAATCGCCCGGCTTCGCACGCTAAACACCCGAAAATAGCGACCACTTGCCAGGTGCGCTGTCACCACCGGACACACGCCCTCTACGTCCCCCGCACCCCCACCTCCCCCTTCCACCCAAACACCAGCTCCCACGCCGCCCACACCAACGCATCTGCCCGATCCGGCGACCTTCCCGGCCCGGCATAATCGCCCCCGCGCACCAGCCCGCACAATTCATCCTCCAGCGCCGCGAGCGGCTCGGCATGCCGCACCTGCCGCCGTTCGTACAAAGCCGCCACCGGCTCCGCCCGCGCCGCCTTGCCCCGGCTGGCATGAACAAGTCGCACCGGCATCGTCACCGCCGCCGCGCGCAGCACGCTTTCCACCATGTCGCCGCCCTGGTTCTTCTCCGCCACCACGCGATCCGCGCCATGCCGCCGCGCGCACGCCGCCACCGCCTGCGCCCAGCCCTCGGGCGACAGCCCAGCCACGCTCGCATCCTCCAGCACCTCGAGCCGCCCCAGACCGTCCACCGCCACCGCGACGATCCCGCACGCATCGCCCTCCGCGCTCGCCGGCGGATCGACCCCGACCACCACGCGCACCGGCTCACCGACCAACACCGCCCGAGCCGCCTCGATCATCGCCCGCGTCCACAGCGCACCCGGCACATCGCTCAACAATTCACCGTCCAGCTCCTGCCGCCCCAGCCGCGTCCCGCCATATTCGGCCTCCATCGCCTCAACGAAGCTCGCGGGCAGATGCGGATTGTCGCGGGTCCGCCCGCGCGTCTCGACACAGCCCGGCAGCGCCATCACCCGCCGCATCAGCCGCGTCGGGCGCGGCGTTGTCGTCACCAGCACGCGCGGCCGATCCCCCAGCCGCAATCCCATCGTCAGGTTATCCCAGGCTGCATCGCCCCGGCGCCCCCATTTGCCCAGCTCATCGGCCCAAGCGGCATGATGCTCCGGGCCGCGCAGCCCTTCCGGCGACTCCGCGGAATAGGCGAACGCCACCGCGCCCGATGGCCAATGCAGCTCGCGCGCGCTCGCCTTCCACACCGGGCGCCGATCAACGCGCGCCGTCGCGATCAGCCCCGACTGACCCTCGATCATCACCCGCCGCACTTCGTCCAGGCTCGCCCCGACCAGCGCAAAGCGCCCCTCGGGCACATCCACCGCCAGCTGGTTGACCCATTCGCTCCCCGCGCGCGTCTTGCCAAAGCCTCGCCCGGCACGGATCAGCCAAACCCGCCAGTCCCCCGGCGGCACCAGCTGTCCGCCATGCGCCCACAGCTTCCACCGCGCCAGGAACTCGCGCCGCATCGGCTTCGTCATCCCGCGCACCGCGTGGCCGCGTTCTTCATCGGGCAGCGCGATCAGTCGGTCGATGAGGGCGCCGATCTCCGCATCACTCGCCATCGCGCGTACCCTCCGTCTGCGGGACGTGATCGATCACTGCATCGCGTGCCAGTACCGGATCGCCAGCGCCCGCATCGTGTGTCAGCAACCCGGCCTTGCCCGCCTCGACCTGCGCCGCCCATTCGGCCTCACGCGCGCGCCGCATCTCGATCGCCTTGAGCCGCTTGAGCAGCATCGCATCGGTTTCATCGGGTCGCGCATATTGCGGGCCGCCTCCACCTTTGCGCGGTTTGCCGGAAGCGTTGCGGTGCAGGACCAACAGCTTCAGCGCCGTCTCCAAACTGACCGGTCCCAGATTGCTGTCGACGCCTGCTCCCAACGGCTCGTCCGGCCCCCTGCCCGCCAGGACATGACCGACCACGCGCGTCTCCAGCATCTGATAGCCGAGCGCGAGCGCCTCTTCCCACGCCTCGGCAAATTTCGGCTCCCGGCGACGCAGCGTGTAAACCGATCCGGGGATCACCCCGATCACCGCCGCCGATTCCTTGACGTTGCAGGTGGCAGCGAGGTGATCGAGAAACGCCTCACGCATCGCCTTGGTCCAGCGGATCCATTTGCGCTTCTGATCGAACGGCGCATGCACCGGATCGGTATAGGCGCGTCGCGTCCCCAT